GGATGTCTTTAGCCTTCATCTCTAGGGAAAAGAATAAGACTGGCTTCCCATCTAGTAGATTTGCTAGGGCCGCTTGGACTAGGTAGATGGATTTACCTCCTCCTGTTTCAGAAGCTACTGTCATCATCTCTCCTTTGTGCATCCCACCCTTGAGCGCACGATCTACTTTTATCATTCCAGTGGTGAAGCATTCGTTTACCGCTTTGCCTTCCATCTCATCAATGATCTCAATGATCAGGTCTTTGACTGGTTTCACTTTTGTTGTCCGATCTTCGGCGCACTTCATTATCGTTTCCGATAACGAGCGTAGGTCAGCCCTTCCCCCGCGAAGGTCATGCTCGGTTTTCTCAATGATAGAGATGGCATCGCGGTAGCCCTTCATCTTGTGAAGATTCTTTCGGTAGTCATCAGCCATGTCTTGGCAGACCTTACCAGATGCGATCTTCATCGTAGCTAGGATGTCATGGACTTCGTTCTCACCACCAGCCGATTCTAGCTGACCCGTGGATTCTAGTTCAGCAATCGCCGAGAATTGACAGCAAGTGCCTGTCCGCTGGTGAACCCCTTGGAGTGCGTTAAAAACGATTCTGTGGGCAGGTAGCGCGAAATAATCGGCATCCCATGTTTGTTGGGAAAGGATATTTCGGTCTGTTGCTATCAGCGACAATGCTGCCGCTTCGCTCTTGTGTGCTATTGGGACTTTTTTCATGAGGTTAAATGTTGGAGAATCGTTCTGGTTTGGTAGTTGTTTTAGGTTTCATCCATTCAGCTTTGAATCCCTGCCATCCACGGGTGATGCATTCGGTCAAGGCATCTTCCAAAGTCATCAAAGCCTTGTCTGCTTCACTCAAAATCCCAGCTAACGCAGTTTGCGATAGCGGAGCGCGTTTAGCTTTACGGAGGGCGATGAAGTCATCCCAGACTTGTTCGCTGACAGCAATAGGTTTTTCGATTTGGATTGATTTCGATTTGGTAGGTCTTGGGGGGGCCGCGCAATGGGGGGTCTTTTTTTTGCCATCGGCAGATTTCAGTTCGGCGGCAGCTGAACCTGAGATGTGACCTTCATGTGAGGAGGTCTGGAAAAGATTAGGTTGAGTTGAGGAATGCGAGGCCACTGCCGAGTTTTCCTTTTGTATTTGATTATCATTACTAGGTATTTCATTTACCATTCCTAGGTATTTGTCTGGGGTTTTTCCACAGTGTAGGTTTTCCGTAGTGTGGAAATTCGCTAGGGTGGCTGATTGTGCAAACCTGACTTCGACATACCATTTCAAAACCCTGCCATCTTCTCCCTTTCTAGAAACATCATCAATGAACCCAGCTTCCTTGAGTTGTTTCTTGGCATGAGAGAACCTATCTCTTCCCCATCCAAGACCAGTCATCGCATACTCCGAAGTTGCGAATACCGCGCTATTCTTCTGCCACTTTCTCGTATAGCAGTAAAAAGTGTAAAGAGCCAAGCAATCTCCGGGATTGTCCATTTTAAGTATTCGATCAACTGAAGGTTTCGTTAATCCAACAAGATAGTCTTCCGGTAATCCAGATGCCATCGTATCGCAGCGTTCGTATGTTGTAATTTCCATCATGTTACTTTCTATGCTTTGTGATATTGAATAATTGGAGTGACCTTTATTGGTTTAAAAGGTTTTAGTTTTTTGACTCGGGGTTTTTTTGGCCTTGGAAAATAGTCATACTTGTATTTCTCATTTAAGCACCAGCGACAATTTTTGTAGTCCAAAAAGTCAGGCTTGCAAACGCATCGAAACATTCGATACAGAAAACGTGCGAATGATTCATCGAATCCATTATTGAGTTGATACAAGAGCGGGAAAAGCTCATCGCGCTTTCTCTTCCTTTTCCGCAATACTTCTCTTTTCATTTTATATAGGGCCACCCCCTCTTTAGCAGCAAAAGTCCGGCGAAATGACGGGTGAAGAATATCTACTAAAGAGTGGGTGATATATATGTTTCAATTTATTACTTTTGATTTTCGTCTGTTCTTCACGCAGACGGCACGATTTCTCGCACAAGAGAAAACTACTAGATGTTGTATTCAGTGTCAAGCATCTTTTTTATCGGAACCGATAATTACTCCATGTCAATTGTTGCGATCCCACCAGCAGACCAGTCCTCTAGCTTGTCGGTCAGAACCTCCCAGATATCATCGGCATCACTTTTGTTTTTGCATTTAAAGATCGAGCGGCGTTCTCCGACACCTTCACCAGCGATAATGAAATCACACTTGATGACAGTATTGGAGTCATGGCCGCAAGCGACAATGATACAGGTATTGTTTGGCTTGAGTGCCATCATCAGAATGCCTTCATCATTTTCGTAGGTAGCAATGAAAGGCTTCTCTAGCGCGGCGGCTAAAGACATATTTGTGACAAGGACAGTCTTTCTGACACTAGCCAGAAGGTCTTCTGCAAATGTATTATCGTTGTTAGTGTTATCCATAATTTACAAGGCTATCAGAAATGTGTTGACTTGTCAATAGTTCTGGTTTAATTTTATTCAAATGAAACATCCATTAGAAGAAGCATACGATAGCTGCATGATGGCTTACGAGCAATCACGCACTGTTCGTTCTATTGGACGGAGGACTTTCGCCCAGCAGTTACGCGAGACTCGAAAGAAACTGAGCATGACTGTCAGGGAACTGGGAGAAAGGATCGGAGTGACTGGATCACTGATCAACCAGATTGAAGTAAACTCGAAAAGTATTTTAAAGAAAGAACAGGTAGATAAAGTAATTGGATTATGCTACAAAGAAAAACGCCCCTACAAAAAACAGGATTCAAAAAGCGAAGTGGAAAACTTAGATCAGTCTCAACCACTCGGAGAGTAAAGAATGCTGAATATGAAAAAGCCAAAGCAGAATACTTTGAAGAAAAAAACTACCAGTGTGAAATCTGCAACCAAGCCGCCAGCGACCTGCACCACAAAAAAGGTAGAGGGAAGTTCCTGTGCGAGAAGTCCACTTTCATGGCTCTTTGCCGTCCGTGCCACAACAAATGCCACCACGAAGTAGGGTGGGCAAGAGAGAATGGATATATAATTTATGACTACAAATAATACGTTTGAGCCTCGCGTCATCTGCGAGGGAACTGAAGTAAGCGAGAATCAGTATAAGATTCTTTTCCAGCAAAAGTTCAATCAGTGCTGGGTTCCGAAGAAGGACATCCGACTCAAGGAGACTCTAGGAAACCTTTACGGAGAGAAGATGATTCGCATCGTAGTTCCAGAAGAGGTAGCGAATACCTTGGAACTTGAAGGAATCATGGATTAGTCCTCACCCCAGTCATCTACAGAATACTCTTCATCTTGGGAGTATTCGACTGGCTTTTCATCCCGCGCCCAGAATCGGTTAGTCGGGACAGCTTTATCGTTTCCGATAAATACTAGTCCATTGCGCCTAGCCATTTCGAGCGCGTAGATCAAACTATCACTCAAGTCGGGCGAGTATCCCGTTCTTCCCTTTAACTCGTCTTTAGTTTCAATGGCAATCTTCTTGGACTTAATCGTGTATCTACGAAGACAAAGTTCCCTAGCTAGATCAGATGCAGGATCAACGCCAAAGAGAACACGGCTCTTGAAGGCATGATAGCAAGAGTAGTAGTATTCAGATACCAACCTATCGTAAACATCCTTACACGGGCGTTTATCGACTTCAGCGGCGAGTCGATCAGTAGGCTTACCCATAGAGGAGATAAGAGCGATAGAAGCACCAGAAGACTCAAATCGCAGCCACTCACGAATGATAGCCTGTCCAACTCGACCACCATCACCGGAAACGTCCATACCGAATTTAGAAGGTTGGACACCAGCCGCACGGCATAGAGTTACAACCTCAGTAGCGAGTTGGATTTCAAACTCAGCGGCAGCATTCGCGGATAACTGAATGACCTTCTGACTCTCCAACCACATGACACGATTGCGAGTCCCGCGAACAAAGCCTAGCTTGGCGATAGTCAGAACACACCTATCTCCACCGATTGTAAATGCGGTATCAAACCCGGCTACCTTGGTAAAACCTTCAGAATCCCAGAGGGGTTCTTCGTTTGTGTCAGCATTACGGATCAGATCGGCGGTAAGAATAGTCTGAGCGAATCCAGACTTCGGCCACCAACCAATAGCGTTACGAACATAGTCGATAGCATTCTCGTCTCCATAACATTGTTTAAGCATGATCTCCTGCTTCTTCCGATCCATGAGGAAAGGGAATGGAGATGGCTCGCTCGCAGGCGCGGCGAAGTTAGGACTCCTCATACCATTGTAGAACAAACAAACTCCAGTCCCTGTCTCCCACTTGTCCATGTCTGGACTAACCGAATCAAAGTTAGATGCGCCACTAGGCATGGCCCAGCGGGTGTGAGGATTATCACCAGCAGATGGGTTCCCAATACCAATGAACGTCACATCATTGTTAGCAGATAAGTTAACCTTGGCGGTAATCGCGCCCAGTTCCATTTCTGGCAACTCATCCAAGGCTAACCTAACCCTATCATTCTTACGACCACGGGTAGTATCAATAGCCTTCTGACCCTCGTTACCTGACTGGAATGCTAGAGCCTTGATGGCATTTCGGTAATCCTTATCCTCATCGTTGGATGCTCCACCCCAAACAATCATGTGGCGATAGTCAATGAGCTTACCAAACTGAACTGCGGCACACTTCCATAGCTTGGAGATGATACCCCAGATACGATCTTCGGAAGCACCGAGAGTGGTAGTAGCAACCCAAGACGAAGTGCAATGCGGGGCAGAACACCAATCCAGATAAACCCAAAGACCAACAGGAAACGACTTTCCCATAGAAGCCGCGCCAGCCAAACAAATATCTGTATTATTACAAAGCTCCTCAAGTGTCCTCAATAATTGGTTATTGGTATAGCCGCGATTGTAGATAGAAACCTCAGTCGGCCATTGGAGTTTCACGGCATTGATGAAGTGTTCGTGCGGCGAGAGTAATTTAAAGTCAGAGATATTGATATTATGTTTAACACAATACTCTTTGCCATATTCACCACGGCTAATAGAGTAACAATATAACTCAATACCAAGGTCATCCATGTGTTCTGGGAATTGAATCCCGTATCGACGAATCCCTTTGTTTGAAGAAAAAGCTCTTGACATATCAATAAGAAAATATATTTTCCGTGCAAAGGCAAGATGAAACTGAAAAACAAAAATCTCGCACCTGTCGGGGGCTGGTATTGGAAGTATGAGATCAAGCGTGATAAGCTCACGTT